AAAGATATTCTTTCTTTTCAACATATACTAAATTAAAAAACTATTTAGAGGGAGATGAATAATGATAATTGAAGCATTAATGTGCCTAGCACTTAACGTATACCACGAAGCTAAGAATCAAAGTTTCATAGGGCAAGTGGCAGTAGCACAAGTAACAATGAACAGGGTGCGTGATGATCGATACCCTAACACAGTATGTGAGGTGGTCAAGCAAGGACCTACATACTCGTGGAAGCCTGACTTTCCAGTCAGAAACAGATGTCAATTCAGTTGGTACTGTGATGGCAAGAGTGACAAGGTTAGAGAAAAGGTAGCGTGGGATACAGCGATGCTTGTGGCTCATGGTGTATACTATGGCAACCTTGATGACTTTGTTGAGGGTGCAACACACTACCACGCACACTATGTACTGCCATCTTGGGCGAGTAGTAAGACATACATCACAAGGATTGATGACCACATATTTTATAGATGGGATATTAATTATGAATAGCAACGACTTACACTACCTAAAGGAGTGGATAAGGGAGAAGAACGCAAGAAGTCTTAAACATAAGATACGTCTAGAGAAAAGACGCAATGAAATGAAACAAAAACAAAAAAAGGAGAAAGACAATGACAAAAAAAGTAAATAATGGATTTAAGGTAGATATGAATAGTGAAGATGTTCTTATAGCAGGTGGTACAAGAAGAGTGTTTCTTAAATACCACAATGATTTAAGGGATATGCTCATGCACATTGACGAAGCGAGAGATATTACTTTAGGTCATATTAAAACAATAGAGGACTTGGTACATGAGCTGCACAGTTCAATGGACTTTGTGCCACAAAAGAATCAGGAAGATGATACACCCAACCACTATGCAGACTTTGTATTGCCTTCTGATAAAAAAGCATGGCAAAGAGCATATTAAAAATCTTCTGGTAATAGGAAGATAACACTTGACAAATGCTTAAATATATTATATAACACAACATCACTTAACAAAAAGGAGAATTATTATGCCGTATGATGTTATACCAATGGTACATGAAGTACCTGAAAATTTAGACTTCTCTGTTGATTTTGAAACAACAAAGTTTGATGAGAAGAAATATGTTATAAACGAAAAGACAGGTGACTATCTTGGTGTCGTAGGACAAGGGTTCAACTGTGCTAGTCACAAGAAGTTCTTTGAGGGTGTTCAGAATGTTATGGTTGATAACGTACCTGATGCCATGACAGACTCTACTGTAAGATGGTCTAATGCTAGAAACAACGCATGGGCAATGATGGATATAGTTATGCCTAATGTTACCACTACTATCCAAACAGATAAACATTCTACAACAATAGCACAAAGAGTTATAGCCCTACATGGTATAGATGGATCATGTTCTAACCAAGTATTCTTTGGTGCTATCGACTTCTTCTGTACCAATGGAATGATTACAGGTGACTATGATAAGGTTAGACGTAAGAACACATCTAATTTCTGCATGGATAGGTTTATAAAGGAACTTAATCAAAGTAGCGTAGACTTTCATGAGCAATCAGATAAGTTACAGACTTGGGCAAGTATAGAATTACCTATCTACTCAACTAAAGGTTGGAGTGAATTTCTTTCTTCCATTATGAAGTCAGACAGAAAAGCAGAGAAGATGATTCCACTTGTACAACAAGAGGTCAGTAAACGTGGTAGAAATGTGTTTGCACTCTATAGTGCCTTTACTAACTATGCTTCCTACGCTGATGAGAGAAATGGTTTTAGCTTACGTAATACAGGTAGAGATACTGCACCCCAGTCTATGTGGGCAAGGGAGAATGAAGTTACTAAATGGATTTCTACACCACAATTTAAACAATTAGTTGCGGCATAATTGTGGCTACTATTACTCTTAAAAATTTAGTAAAAGAATATTATTTATGCTTTGAGTTCAAGAGTTTACGTGACGAAACTAAACAACAATATCAATATCTTTTTAACGTACTCTTGGACACAAAGTTATCAGATTTAAATAAAAGATTAGGTGACTTGCCTATAAATAATATTACTACTCTTGTTGCAAAACGTGCTTACAATGATTGGTGTAATAGAGGTGTACACCTTGCCAATCATATCATGTCTGTAGCAAGGATTGTATTTAACTATGCTATAAGTATGGAAAAAATTACAATAAACTCTTTTAGTAATATCAAAAGACGTACACCAGAAAGACGTAAAACAGTTTGGACAAAACAAAATGTTAAAGACTTTTTGGATGCTGCCTACTCTAATTTTAAAACTCGTAACGTAGGGTTGATAGCACAGATGGCATATGAATGGTGTCAAAGATTAGGTGATATGCGTGTATTAAAATGGTCTGATTTAGATTTAGATATGCAACGAATGCATATAGAACAATCTAAACGTAGAGCAGAAGTATTCTTACCTATATCTGATGATTTAAATGCTATGCTTGTACAACAGAAGGAAGATTTTGGTTTTCAAGAGTATGTTGCACCAGAAGTAAAGCCTATAGGTGGTGTTTATCATCCTTATACGCTGTTTAAGCTTCCTAAGATAGCTAGAAGAGTCATGGCATTAGCTGACCTACCTAAAGAGTTAAGACTATCTGATCTCAGACGTACTGGAACAGTAGAGATGGTTGATGCAGGTGTTTCTATGGGAAATATTATGGCAGTTACAGGTCATGCTAACCCTCAGAGTGTAAAACCTTACATGAAAAACACATACACTAGTGCTAATTTAGCATTAGAGAAAAGAAAACAGTTGACAGATGTTTAAAGTTATGTTAAAAGAACATTGTCATTGCCCAAACATATATAATATATATAATACATATATAATGAAAGGTATATAAAATGTTAGACTTTGTAAATAACCTAGACGTACCTATTGGAGAGACACGTAGAATGAATTGTCCTAACTGTAATGGATATAAAACTTTTACTGTGACAAATAATATGGGTGCTTTATTGTGGAATTGTTATAAAGTTTCTTGTAACGTAAGTGGAAAGAAGAAAGTTTATTTATCCATAGACGATATACAAGAGACATTTAATTCTAATTCCTTGTATAAGGAAGAGGAAACATTTGTATTGCCTGAATATGTTGTGGACAGAAAGAACACACCTGACGTTGTTAGGTGGTGTGATGAGTGGTCTATTAATTTAGATGACCTTGATATTCACTATGATGTGAAAGAACATCGTGTAGTGTTTCCTATCTACAAAAATGGTAGATTAGTTGATGCTATAGGTAGGTCACTCAAAAATAAATTACCCAAATGGAAGAAATATGGAAATTCAGGGTTGCCTTTTTCTTTCGGATGTGGTAAGGTGGCTGTAGTTGTTGAGGATTGTGTGAGTGCTTCAATTATAGGTAGTGATGTATATGTCGGGGTGGCTGTGTTGGGTACATCACTTACCGAGACACATAAGAAGTACATATCACAATTCTCAACAGCCATCATTGCATTAGACCCCGATGCGTTACCTAAGACACTATCTTTTGCAAAAGAACTTAGAGGACACGTAAAAGATGTACGTGTTCTCCGATTAAAAGACGATTTAAAATATAAAAGGAGAGAAGATATAATAAATTTAACAAACCTAACCCCGAAGGAGATTGAAAATGGAACTTTCATTAGTACGTAGTTTAATGGACAAGGAGTTTTACGAAGATCATCGTGGAGCAAGATGTCCTGATAGACTTTTTAGTAAAGATACTAGAAAAATAAAACAAGCTATAGATAAAGCTATGGATAGGTATGAACGAACTGTTACACCTGATGAGATTGAAGCATTATTTATGTCAGACAATCCATCATTAACAACAGCACAGAAACAAGCCTATTCACATTTATTTAAGCAAATAAAGAATGAGAAAATATTAGGTAGTGATATTGCACAAGAGGTACTGTCTAAACTATTCCAACAAGTAGTTGGAGAGGACATTGCTAATTTAGGATTTGACTATGTAAATGGTTCTCTAACAAGTCTTGAACCTTTAAGGTTATTACTTGAACAACACAATGATGATTTTACACCCGATTTAAATGTGGAGTGGGATGATATGGATATAGAAACATTACTTGCAAAGAATGCTTTAGAAGCAAGATGGCATTTCAATATACCAGCATTGACTAGACAGATTAGTGGTGTTAATGAAGGACACTTGATTGAGATAGGTGCTAGACCTAATACAGGTAAGACATCTTTTCATGCAAGTATGATCGCTGCACCAGATGGTTTAGCACATCAAGGGGCTGAATGTATTGTGTTATGTAATGAAGAAGGAAGTCATAGAGTTGGTGCTAGATACTTAACTGCAGCGACTGGAATGACAATGCAAGAAATAAAAAATAATCCAACGAAGGCTCGTGACTTATACCATCCCGTAAAAGAACGCATAAAGATAAAAGATGCTACTGGTAGAGATATGGCTTGGGTAGAGTCTGTTTGTAAATCTTATAAACCTGATGTTGTATTACTTGATATGGGAGATAAGTTTGCTAGAACAGGTGGCTTTGCTAGGGCAGATGAAGCACTAAAAGCTAATGCTATACATGCTAGACAGATAGCAAAGCAACATAAATGTGCTATGTTTTATATGTCACAGTTGTCGGCTGATGCAGAAGGTAAAGTCTTACTTAACCAAAGTATGATGGAAGGAAGTCGTACTGGTAAGGCAGCAGAAGCAGACTTAATGATTTTGATAGCCAAGAACCCACCAAAACAAGATGATGGAGAAGGCGAAGACATCGAAAGACATTTAAATATTGTTAAGAATAAGTTGACTGGTTGGCACGGCATGATTAATTGTCAGCTAAACTATCAAATTGGAAGATATGAAGCATGATACAGCGAGAACTGTTTGACATTGAACTATTACATATTGATGGTGAAACAAAAACATGCAGTAAGTGTAATAAAAGATTACCACTAATTGCTTTTAGCGTTTCATCAGGTGCAAACTTTCTTAGACCCGAATGTAAAAAATGTAATAACGAAATGACTAAGGTGAGAAATGAATTAAGAAAAATTCATGGAATGCCAAAGGAAGATTACAAATGCCCTATCTGTAAAAAAGATGAAAGCGAAGTTGCAGGTAAGGGTGGTTTAAGAAATGGTGCATGGGTATTAGATCATTGTCACGACACAGAAACCTTTAGAGGTTGGTTGTGTCATAGTTGCAACAGAGCATTAGGTGGATTTTCAGATAGTGTTGACATTTTAAAAAAAGCTATTATATACTTAAAGAAACATAAGGAGAAAATAGATGAAACTAGTACTTGACGTAGAGAATACAGTTACTAAGCGTAACGATAAAATGCACTTAGACCCTTTTGAAAAAGATAATAGCCTTATTATGGTTGGTTGTCTTACAGAGACAGGGAAAGAATATTTATTCCATCACGATACTGGTTTTGATGGAGTACAGGAATTATTAGACCAGACTACTATCCTAATTGGTCATAATATATCTTATGATTTAATGTGGCTTTGGGAATGTGGTTTTAAATATGATGGAGATGTTTTTGATACTATGCTTACAGAATATATATTATTACGTGGTCAGAAAAAACCTCTATCATTAGAAGCTTGTGCAGAAAGATATGAATTAGAAACACAAAAAAAAGATACACTAAAAGAATATTTTAAAAAAGGTTTAGGAGTAGGTGACGTACCTAAAGATGAACTATCTAGTTATCTATCTGCCGACTTATCAGCTACACAGGAGTTATCAAATGAATTATACAAAAAACTTAATGACGATGAGCATAGTGGTTTGCTTAATACTGTTATGCATACCAATCGTGTTGCCCTTACTCTTGCTCACATATATAAGCGTGGCTTTGCTGTTGACGAAAGGGCATTGGATAAAGTTAAGAAAGAGTTTGAAAAAGAAAAAACAGGTATCGAGAAGAGACTTTCTATTCAAGTTAAAGAACTTATGGGAGACACCCCTATAAATTTAAATAGCCCAGAGCAAATGTCTTGGGTAATATACAGTAGAAAACCAAAAGAAAAAACTACTTGGTTAAATAACTTTTCACCCTATATGAATAAGAACGATTTAAACAGTAAAATTAAAGAGTATTCAGAGTTAGTATATAAAACTATAGCAGTTAGATGTAATAATTGTTATGGCTCTGGAATAATAAGAAAGATAAAGAAAGATGGAACACCTTACATAAATCATCCTAAATGTTCTACTTGTAGTGGGTCAGGTTATATATTTAAACCTACTAGTAAAATTGCAGGTCTTAAATTTAATCCACCGACAGCTAAGTGGGTAAGTGCAAATGGTTTTAGTGTAAATAAGAATATGTTGGGAGTATTACAACATGTATCTAGAAGAAATGATTCAATAAAAGCTTATAACTTTTTAACTGATTTACAGAGATTATCTGCATTAGATACATATCTTTCATCTTTTGTCGAGGGTATTAAATCGTACATAAAGACTGATGGAAAATTACATGTAAGACTTTTACAACATAGAACATCTACAGGTAGGTTTAGTGGGGCAGACCCCAATATGCAGAATATGCCTAGAGGTGGAACATTTCCTGTGAAACGTGTATTTGTTTCACGATGGAAAGGTGGTAAAATATTAGAAGCAGACTTTGCTCAGTTAGAGTTTAGAACTGCTGCATATTTATCACAGGATAAAACAGCAATAAAGGAGATTGAAAATGGTTTTGACGTACATAGTTACACTGCCAAAGTTATTTCTGAAAGTGGTCAGAAGATTACTAGGCAAGAAGCGAAAGGGCATACCTTTGCACCCCTCTTTGGGGCAACGGGATTTGGGAGGACATCTGCTGAAGCAGCGTATTATGAACAGTTCAATAAAAAATACAAAGGCATCGCACTTTGGCATTCCAGATTGGCTAAAGAAGCTTTAACAACATATAAAATAAAGACACCTTCAGGTAGAGAGTTTTCTTTTCCTGAAGTAGTCAGACGATTAAATGGCGGGGTAACACATTTTACTCAAATTAAAAATTACCCTGTCCAATCGTTTGCTACAGCCGATATAGTGCCATTAATTTTAATGGACATAGATAAGCGACTAGAGAAATATGTGTCTTGTGTAGTTAATACTGTTCACGATTCGATTGTAATTGATGTTCACCCAGATGAAATAGATCAAGTTAATGAAATAATACAGAAGACTAATGAGGACATGACAGATACTGTAAATAAACATTTTAATATAAATTTAAATGTTCCATTATTATTAGAAGCAAAAATAGGTAATAATTGGCTTGACATGAAGGAAGTAATGTGATATAACATTAAAACTTACTACAAAAAGGAGAAAATAATATGACAGAATTAGTAACAATAAATACAGACAATTATGGTGCTATGGCAAAAGCTATGGGTATAGCTGGTGCTAGTACCGAGTCAATGAAGAAATCAAATAATCTTAATAGGTTAAGAATATGGCATTCACCTATTATGGGTCAAGCTGAAGTAAATGGCAAGACTAAAAACGTGGAGATTATAGAAGGTGGTACATATAGATTAGAGGTACTTGAAAATGATACATCTACTTTCTATTATTCTAAAACAGCTACTGTTCGACCCTTTATGCAAAGGTATATGTATAGAAGATACATAGCAAATCCAAATGCTAAAGCTGGAGAGCCTAAAGGTACTTTCCATAGAACTATTATGTCGGACAATTTAAATATAGACCTAAAGGATAACACTGGAAGATTTAATTGTGGTAAACCTGCAGGATATATTGAAGACTTCAAAGCTTTATCTCAAGACTTACAAGATTTAATTAGACAGATAAAACGAGTACGTGTCGTATTTGGAACAATTAAATTGGATAAACCTGTAGATGAAAAGGGTAAAGAAACTAGTTTAGATGAAGTTCCTTTTATATGGGAGATTGATAATAAAGATGCCTATAAGACAATCGGTAATCAGTTTAATATCTTCTTAAAGAAGGAAAGACTTCCTTTACAGCATAATATGTTATTAAAGGAAACTGAAGAAAACCCACTACCTAATGGTTCAAGTTTTTATACACCTAATGCGTATGTAGACTTGTCCAAGATGTTAGATATAGACCCTAAAGACCACAAGACTTTTTCAGATTTTGTGGATTGGGTAAAGAATTATAATGATTATATCTACAAAGAATGGGAAGAGAAAGTACACGCTAGACAAGAAGCTATGACTGATGAAGACACAAATACTGTCGATCAGTTTATAGATGTTGAACTAGAAGAAGGTAAAAAATAATGACCCATTCTGCTGAATTATCTATACATCAATTTATGACTGATGCTGTCAGAGGTAAATCTACTATGTCAAAAGAAGTAATAAAACAAGTAGGTGATGACGTTATGGATGCATTGGAAAGACAATTCGATAGTGGTAATAGCAGAGACAATTTTACTTTACGTATGTCAAATATTGGTAGACCTACTTGTCAGTTATGGTTTCAAAAGAATAAACCAGAGTTAGCTGAACCAAAGCCTACCAATTTTTTGATGAATATGATGTTAGGTGATATTGTTGAAGCTGTATTTAAAGGTTTACTAAAAGCAGCGAAAGTTAAATATAAAGATTCAGAGAAAGTTAAACTTAAATGTAAGGATAAAGAAGTTCAAGGTAGCTACGATCTTATTATAGATGGTGCTGTTGATGATGTTAAGTCTGCATCAGATTGGTCTTACAGAAATAAATTTGAATCTTTTGAAACATTAAATGATGGAGATGCTTTTGGTTATATATCACAATTAGCTGGTTACGCAAGAGCTACTAACACTAAAGCTGGTGGTTGGTGGGTTGTTAATAAAGCTAATGGTAGATTTAAGTATGTATCTGCTGAGAATTTAGACGTAGATAAACAGCTTAAAAAAATAGAAGAGACAATTAAAACTGTAGAGGAAAATAAATTCAAGAGGTGCTTTGAACCAGAGGAAGAATTTTTTAGGGGTAAGCCTACTGGTAATAAAATTCTAAGTAAGAATTGCACCTTTTGTGATTTTAGAAAAGCCTGTTGGGAAGGTTTAAAAGAACTTCCCTCAGTAAAATCTAAAGCACAATTCCCCAAAATTGTTTCATATATAGAACTAGGAAAGGAGAATAAACTATGAAAGAATCTATAGACGAAATGGCTGAGATAATAAAAGAAAAAGAAAAGGAACTGTATGAAATGAAAAAAGAATACAGGGAACGTAGAACTGAAGGATTACGTAGTGCTATGGAGCAACGCAAAGAAGCTGAAAAGCTAGTGCGTGATGAGATGAAAGCTCTTGGTTACGAAAACGGTTTACCCTTTAATTCAAATATACGTTGGTATAACTTTTAAAAATGTCAGCTTATAGTGCTAGACAAGTAGCACGTAAAAATGGGTATAGGAGTGGTTTGGAAGATACTGTAGCCACCTATTTAAGAGAACATAAAGTTAAATTTCTTTATGAAAAAGTTAAAATAGAGTGGGAAGACTTAGCTTATCGCACCTATACTCCCGATTTTGTTTTAGATAATGGTATTATTATTGAAACAAAAGGTATATTTACTGTTGCAGATAGACGTAAACATTTATGCATAAAGAAACAGCATCCTGATCTAGATATTAGATTTGTATTTACAAATTGTAAAAAGAAATTAATGAAAGGTGCAAAATCTAATTACGCTGAATGGTGTACAAAATATGACTTTCTATATTACAATAGAATTATACCCGAAGAATGGCTAAAAGAAAAAGGAAAAAACAACCATCCTAAGTTTATACAATTCTTAGGAACAAAAATAAGGAGATAAATATGATGAACTTTTCAAATAAAAATCCAGCATCTTGTTTTATAGAATTAGAACCTGATCAATATAAAGATGGCTCTTGGTCTGGTGGACTAAAAATAAATATATTAACTTCTAAAGACAATCCTATGCCAGAAGAAAGTGTTAAAAGTTTACTTCACTTATCCCAACTAGTGGCTAGTACAGTTGCTTTGATGGAACAGGACACTCTGTTAGCTGATAAGCTAGAAAAATTTGTTACTGAACCAGAGGAAGAAAATAAGTTAGAAGTAGTATCTAGAGAAGGAAACGTAATAAACTTAAACTTTAAAACAACAACACAAGGAGAAGCATAATGGCTACTATGAAAGAAATAGTTGAATTTGAAAAGGACTCTAAACAAGAAACTATGGATGAGTTTAGGTATAAAGATATTAGAAATAAGGATATGGTTAATAATCCACCTCACTATAATCAGTATGAAATTGAATGTATAGATGCCATTAAAGCTTGTACAGGTGAAGGTTTTGCAGCGTACCTTCAAGGTAACATTTTAAAATATTTATGGAGATATGATTATAAAAATGGTATTGAGGACTTGAAAAAGGCACAATGGTACTTAAATAGACTAGTAGAGATTAAAGATGATAAGAGTTAAAATGATGATGACTCTTGACATAGATGAAGAAGAGTACGTTGTACCTGCTGATGGAAGAGTAGATGAAGAAATCGAGGACTTTATACGAGAAACATTTCACGATTTAGGTGGTACAACAATAAAATATTTTAGAATAACAAGTGAGGAGATGTATAATGAATAATAAAAAATTACCAACAGACTATCAAACATTTATAGCGTTATCTAGATATGCTCGTTGGCTACCTGAAGAAAACAGAAGAGAAGAATGGTCTGAAACTGTAAACAGATATTTAGATTATATGTCAGATCATTTAAAAAAGAAACATAAATTTGATCTATCATTTGAAATGAGGGAACATCTATTTGACTACATAACAGATTTAAATATAATGCCTAGCATGAGAGCATTAATGACTTCAGGTAAAGCACTAGATAAATGTCATGTAGCTGGATATAACTGTTCTTATCTTCCTATAGATAGTCCTCGTGCATTTGATGAATGTATGTATATTCTTATGTGTGGTACAGGTGTAGGATTTTCTGCTGAACGTGAAAATGTAGATAAGCTTCCTATTGTTAATGAACATTTTGAAGACAGCACTACAGTTATTAAAGTAGGTGACTCTCGTTCAGGTTGGGCTAAAGCATTGCGTGAACTAATTGCTATGCTCTATGTAGGACAAGTTCCTGAGTTTGATGTAGAAGATGTCAGACCTGCAGGAGCAAGATTAAAAACATTTGGTGGTAGAGCATCAGGTCCTGATCCATTAGTAGACTTATATAGATTTTGTATTTCATTATTTAAAAATGCAGCAGGTAGAAGATTGTACCCAATTGAATGCCATGATTTAATGTGTAAGATAGGAGAAGTAGTAGTTGTTGGTGGTGTCAGACGTTCTGCCCTCATCAGTCTTTCTAATCTTGGTGATGATCAAATGCGACATGCAAAATCAGGACAATGGTGGGAAACACAAGGACACAGAGCATTAGCGAATAATAGTGTAGCCTATAAAGGTAAAATACAAATGGAAACATTTATGCGTGAGTGGCTATCTCTAGTAGAGAGTAAGTCAGGTGAACGTGGTATCTTTAATCGTAAGTCAGCTATTACTCAAGCAGAAAGAAATGGAAGAAGAAAAACTGACTACGAGTTTGGTTGTAATCCTTGTAGTGAAATTATACTGAGACCTTACCAATTCTGTAATCTATCTGAAGTAGTTGTACGTGAAGATGATGATATTGAAACTCTTAAAAATAAAGTTACTATGGCTACTATCCTAGGTACATTCCAGTCAACATTAACTGACTTTAAATATCTAAGAAAGATATGGAAAGATAACACAGAAGAAGAACGACTATTAGGTGTATCTCTTACAGGTATTATGGACAATAAGTATTTAAATTGTGACAATGAAAAACTTAAAGACATATTAATAACATTAAAGGAGACAGCAATTGAAGTTAATAAAAGATATGCAGAACAGCTTGGTATTCCTCAATCAACTGCCATCACTTGTGTTAAACCTAGTGGTACAGTTTCTCAACTTGTGGATAGTGCAAGTGGTATTCATGCTAGACATAGCAAGTATTATATTCGTACTGTACGTGGGGATAACAAAGACCCTCTTACACAGTTTATGATTGATAGTGGTATTCCACATGAACCTGACGTTATGAAGCCTGACAGTACAACTGTATTTAGTTTTCCTATGAAGTCACCAGAAGGTGCTGTCACTAGAAATGATATATCAGCTATTGACCAATTAAGAATGTGGCAGACATACCAAGAAGCATGGTGTGAACATAAACCATCTGTTACAATTACTGTTAAAGAAGATGAATGGTTAGAAGTAGGCGATTGGGTATATAGAAACTTTGATGAAATATCAGGAATTAGTTTTCTACCACATAGTGATCATACCTATGCTCAAGCACCTTATCAAGAAATTACTGAAAAACAGTATAAAAAGCTTGACAAGTCTATGCCAAATGTGATAGACTGGTCATTACTACAAAATTTTGAAAAAGAAGACAATACTACAGGCAATAAAGAGTTAGCCTGTGTTGCTGGAGTTTGTGAAATAGTAGACATACAAGCTTCATAATTAGGTACTAGACCCTTCGGAGGGTACGTTTTACCCCTCTGACGGTCTTTATATGAAGATAAATTTTTAAAAAGGAGAAAAATATGAGAGAATTACTAATAAGTGCAGCAAGAAGCTATTATATGGGCTTACTAAATAGACATATATCAAATGTTGAAGTTTTATTAACTAATCCTATGGGTATTAGTGGAGTAGCTGATAAACATCAAGATATTCAAGAAGCAATTGAAGTAGAATTAGGTATTATTGCTGATTACAATGATAAGTTAGAAGTCTTACAAAGATTTTTTATTAAACCTCAAAACGAAACTAAAGAGGAGACTACCAAAAATGAGACAACAAAGAAGTAGAAAAGAACGTGGTTTATCTAAATCCGATGCACCTTTAATTATACAATATACAAAAGGTGTCAATGCATTTAAAAGAAACGATAGAACTATTTATAATTTAAATACTATGCAATATAGGGAATGGTTACGTGGATGGAATGATGCATATGCTATACAATTAGAGAAAGTAAAGTCTTATGAAACTAGAAGAAGAGGTAAAAAAATATATGCAGAACAAAAATAAAAGTATGATAACTGCTAATACGTATCAAATAGAAGCAAAGAAGACAGCTATCTTTCCTGCTAACAAAGCCTTAGAGTATTTATCTCTAGGGTTAGTTGGTGAAGCTGGAGAAGTAGCTAATAAAGTAAAGAAGATTATTCGTGATAAAAAGATTGATGTGGATGTAGCAAGTGAGATTGGAGATGTACTATGGTACTGTGCTATGTTAGCTGATTATTTTGATGTTAATCTTGGAAAGATAATGGAAGATAATATTGTTAAATTACATTCTAGAAAAAGTAGAGGTACATTAGGTGGTAGTGGAGATAATAGGTAAATTAAGGTAAAAACTTACTTCTAAATTCTTTTCCAAATACACGTTCAGAGTCATCTTTTACTTTAACTAAATCTTCATCTGTGTCACCAAATATTCTTTCGTACTCAAATATAGCTGTTTCATAATCACCCATAGTACCATCAGGAAATTTTATATCATAAAGGGAAGTACCATTACCTAAAGTAGGTTCATTTTTAAAATACCATTCTATATTTCCCTTTTTATCCATTGGTAAACTGTTCCAAATATTTTTAAATTTTTGATGTCTTTCTGCAATGGTATCTGTATCTAATAAAGCTAAAGTTTTAGCTCGTGCTTGATCTCTTTTTGCATTTATTAGTCTTTTTAAATAAAATCTTTTTAGTCTATCGCTAGGTATATTTTTATAATCGTCACTTAATATGTAGCCTTTAATCTGAGTATCTGAAAATATACCCATCCATCCTTTTGAAATATTTGATGCCGGTGCATCTCCTTTTATTTTTCTAGGAACAATTTCTCTATAGTCAAATCTCAATCTATCTAATTCAAACTTTACAGGATTTTTATCCCCTTCTTCTACCAAACCAGTAATCATTTTTAAAAAAGGATTTATTTTATGTATAGGTTTTTCATTTGTTGTTGGGTTAAAAACTGGCACATCACCTTCATCAGGTTCATATTTATCAGGAAATGACCTAGTAGCTTGTTTAAACCAATATTCCATAAAATCAGTTGAAGTATTATCTTTAAGAACTCTATAATTAGGGTCTAATATAGTTCCAGCTATATCTTTTAACATACCCATAGGTACAGTAGCCCTATTAAATAAATTTCCTAGATACTTAGCTAAACCTTCTTCAAAGTCAGGATTATTCATTAAGCCACGTTCAGAAGCATTAAGTGAAAAATCAACTATTGCATCTGTAATATATAAACCAGTTCCAGCTCTTCCTTGTCCACCTGTAAGTGCTTTTACAAAATCTCTTGTGGGAGT